GGTCAGCAATCACAGATAAGTCAGCAGCAGGATGATATGCAGCGTCAATCAATTGCCCTGCCATTCTGATATACGACCGCAGAGTGGACTTTTCCTTCACACTCTTAGCGTAGTAGTTTCCATTAGCAGAAGTAGGAACACTCTCAGCTAGTGTTATCAGATAATCAACGCCACCAACGACATCAAGTGATTCAGTCTTATTCAGCATATCTCTCAGCGAAACAAGGTCTATCGGGATATTATCAGCTTGTAGTGACTTCATTGCCTTAAATATGATCTGATTAACATTAAGATAGAAATCGTCAGCAACTAACGTGTCGAATATATCTGGCCGGACTTCATCGTCTGTGTCAAGGATTATACTACCCAGAGTGCATGACTCTGCCTCTGGATTTTGGGGGGGGAGTTTTTCAGCCATCATGCTATCTCCGCATCTTTAGCATTATCTGGATTCACAGAGATAACTTCCTTCTTCCAATACTCACTTGCATTAACTTCATACGCCGACCGGGACACCTTCTTCCATTGGACAATAAACTCACCGCATAATATATCCTGACCTTCAATCAACTTCTTCTTCAGTTGCCTTTCAATAGCGTCAAACTTCTTCTTACTCAACTGTAAATCATCACGTTGCTTCAAGAGTTCTTCTATCTCAGTATTATCGAACAACTCAAGATTACCAGTAGCAATTAAATCAGGTAGGCATTCATGGGCAAACTTACAGCGAGAACAATCCTCTGGCGAGTTAATCTTGCTAGGTAGCGTACCTGCCTTAACATGGGCATTAACTCTCTCAGCCTTCTGCAACAACCCCTCGGCATAGTCATAATCCAGGTCAAAGAATATGGACTTGATATCGTATAGATTCTGCTTATTCACAAAAATAATACAGCATTTGTCTATATCCATACCCAAGGCATATAAGAATAACTGACCTCTGTATTTCTTCGTCCACGGATATTTAGTTAAATCGTCATAAGTGTGGATAGTATTGAATACATGACTCGAACAGGTCTTGATATCGACCACACAAGCATTTAGCCATGTTCCGTCCTCACTCATTACTTGCAGGATACCGTCAATATGCCCGGTGATATCGTGAGTCCTTTGCATATTGGCATCTATATCAGACTGAGAACCGACGATACGCCATTGAGGGGAAGATGAGCGACCCAGTGTTGCCAGTATCTTCTCGATAATCGGCTCAAGTTCGTTACCAGTCTCAAAGATGCCCTGTAGAGATGGAGGGACCGGCTTGGCCTTCTGCCACATGGTTCGCATATAGACAAGCCTACGTTCGCATGGGTCGTCCAGTGAAGATGCCCGGTTAGTATGACATGGCCATACCTTAGATTTAGTCTTTAGAAATTCAATAGCATTCTCAGATATGTTCGGTAAATTCATCATCTAATCCTTTCCAAAAAGATACGGCAGCAGCAGGCTGGAAAGGTCGGGTTATTTAAGAAGTGAACCCACCGCCACCGTATGTTTCTAATTGTTCAAAATGCGGTGACAGGGGAAAACATTAAACCCCACCACCGCTGCTGCAAATGGGAGAAAACTCTAGGTAAACATCTCTTCGGAGTTGCCACCGGTTACTTTCAAGTGTGCTTCGTATGCTTCTTTTGTCTTCTTGTGGCAAATGGCCAGTGAAGTCCCGGACATCCGAGTCGTAGTATCAAACGATACGACATTACCATCCTTACCCTTAAATGATGTCAACTTAATGAGTTGTGTTTTCATAGCTGCCTTATCACCATTGTTCATTTCAGTGAGACAAGCAGTAATCTCTTTGCGTTTATCAGCATCACCAGACTTATCAGCAGGGGGCTTATTCTGTGTACCACCGCCACTACCACCACCGTAAGTTACGCGGTGAATCAGGTTGGCGTCGCCACCGTGATCTGCGATAATCTTAGCCAGCTTATCAGTCTTAATACCTCGCAATCCAAGCATCTGCTTGATACCATTACCAATACAGATATGCCTCGCAGCGGCCCGGATATCGTTCTCGTTAATATCCTCTAACGCCTTCCAGCCGCCCGCTTTAGTGAAGCCAAGGAACTTATCCCTTGTCGAATAAACGCCCTCACAGGGCAAGCTACGGCCCCACAAAAAGGCAGTAGCAGAGCAGATATATGTGTACCACCGTCCTTCACCGTCAGAACCGGAGTTCTTCTTCATAGTCCAGTTATCAAAGGTGAATGGCAGGTGCTTCAAGAACCTCTCCGCACCAGCACTTGATAGACAAGCTGTACCGTCATGGTCTATCCAATCTCCTTCATGGCAAATGTTTATGAACGTAGCCATTATTGCGTTCTCTGCTCTCTTAGCGTTCCTAGCCGCCCCTTCCAGTTGCGTAACAAACGAGTCATCAAAGAGTTGTAGATTATTTACACCCGCCTCCGAACTTCCATTCTCAATAGGTACAATCGTACCATCTTCTACATTAGCATCAATAAATTCTTCCGACATGATAAATTCCTTTCCAGTTATAACCTTTTTGATTCTTTCCAACAGGGTAATTATGGACCATAGAAACGAGAAGTCAAATTAAAAATGATAAATTATTTGAAAGGCTTTTGCTTTTCTATTTCTAATTTGGCTTCAACAGACGCCATCCTCTTAGCCATCAATACCCGTAATCTGTCAGACCTGCTAATCTTACCCTGGTTCTCCAGCCGTTTAATGCCAGTCATTCTATCACTAGCCTCAGAAGTAGCAGCCTTCCTCATATTTTCCAACAATGCGACATCCTTAACTCCTGGATTGTCTATATTAAACTTATAGTATTTCTTGTGTATCTCAAGGTCGAATAGCTTACCGGCCAATCTGTGCATATCATATATCTCTTCTTTAGTAAGCTGTATTGCAGGAGGCACAAGATCATCCTCTCTGTCTTCAGCAGTCACAGTTCGCCCCATATCTGAGAAATGTTTCTGGTTATTGGGATGGTTGTGGTTCCATTTCGATAACATCCACACAGCGTTCCATCCCTTACTGGTCCCTTTCATATCTTTCTGTAGCCGTACCGGATTGAACATTGCTCGCATAAACATTCCTGTCTCTGTATCTCCAGGCCGTTCTAAATCCTCACCCAATATATCCGGTATTGGCATCATAGTACCAACTTCAGCAAACCCCAAATCATATCTAGTACGCCTCTTGTAGTTCTCAAACCAAGACTCAGTTTTGTCTGTCCTGCTATTTCTTATTTTCCTATCAGTGGCTTTGAATGCAGAGCCAAAAAGATTAGGTACGTGCATTCTGAAAAAGTTAGTCTTCAGCTTGTCGCCATACGTTGCCCAGTCTAAGATAGATTTATAGGCATCGCCAAGACCTTTTACAAATGTCTGATTCGATATAAGACCAGCCGTTCTTGATGTGAATTGCGCACCAAGGTCGTCTATCTTATCTTTCAGTTCATCCTTCTGTGCGGGTGTCATCTCAGATGTATCAACATCTAATAGCTTAGATAAATCGAATAAACCTTGCACGAAATTCACACCTATCCCTAGAGTTACAGACCAAGGGCCAGCGTTCTCGTAACTATGCCAACCACCAAATAGATAGAAACTTCCTCTTGGGGTTATCTGTCTATTAGTTCCTTCCGCTGATTTCCTTACAGGGCGATAGTCCCTTGTTGGAGTAATCTTCATATCTCTGACCAGAGGCCACAGCATAGCAGTTGCCGCAATACCAGCCATTGAGTTAGTGAAATCTCTTATCGCTTGTTGTGCGGTGTATTTCTTCCCGGTAATAAGTTTTTCCATTCCCTTAACGCCCATTAAGGGCATCCCAAAGACGCTGTTCTCAATCCCTCTTGCTGTAATCTGTATCGGGGTCTTAGCAAACATAATCAATAATGTCGTGGGTTTCATACCCAATATTTCCGCGTCCCTAAGTTTAAGCACTTGCTTCTCAAGACCACTGCTGGGTAATTGAAAAGAAATCTTATACATCTCTTGTTCTCGCAATGCCCTCTGCCATGACTCACTGCCTAAATCTTCAAGTTCATTATCCATGTAGTCTTTATATGTATGTTCCTCATCAAACGTCATGCCTTTAGCTTTTGCATTTCTAGTGGCAGCTTCAGCCACAACCGCATGAGCATACACAGTCTTAATTAACTGGTCGCCAAAGGCTGTTGGTGCAGTACCACCCTTCCTGTAAAGAGTACCGAATAATCGCCCTATCTTAGTCCCCTTTAGCTTGCCTTGGACACCAAAAGGGTAACTCATTAACTTGCCAAACGCTTTGCCATTTAATGCCTGATTAGAATACATCCAGACATTCTTAGAATCTTGAAGGTTAGCAGTTTGTATCTCGAAGGCAGGAACCTCATACCAATAAGAATAAGCAGCGTTCTGAATAGCCCTCTTCCATGTTACTTTACTGAAAAACGCCTGCCACATAGCAGGGGCTTCTTTTAATGTTGAATCAGCAATAGACTTAGCTTTAGACACTTTAGATAAGCCCACTCTGGCTGGTATTTCTAAAGCGGTCTTCACAATTAAATCACCTATAGCGTAAAATCCAGACATGGCATTGCGAATAGGTGTTGCTGGTGCGCTCATAAGATTATTACGCAACAACTCTATATAAGCGTCCCACATCCCAGTCGAAGAGCGAGTCATGTTTATCTCTCGCATGATTCTATACGCAACTCGAATGTCATCCTTTATCTCTCCGTCAAGATTTCTTAGGTCAACGCCCCACGATATGATTTCCTTTCTCAAAT